CATGCCTACTGCATATGGATTTTTTACTTTTTTTGCTTCGTTCATTTTATCATTTCCTGTATATTTTCTCGCTGCCTTTTCGGCTTGAGAAATATCTGTTGTTCTGAGTGGGCTAGGTGCTCGCATACCTGGAGCTTGAGTTTTAAACATTACCACGTAATCTTCACCCTGCTTATACACATCTGCCATTCTATGATAATCCATGCTTTCATCATCGTCTCGTGTTTGAAAAGACATGACAGGCTCTAGCGAAGAATGATCGTCTGCTTCACCTAGCTGACCTCCTGCTAAAGACATTTCACCCTTGCCGATTGCACGTTTGATTTGATCAGCAAGAGCAGGATTGGTGACTGTGCCCAGAGTTTTATTGCCCTGAGTTATAACCTGTGTTTTTTGAGAGGCTGGCTTGATCTGAATTTGTTCTGCTTCTCCCATCATTTTTCCAGCTTTTGCGCCCAATACTTTGGGCTTGTAAAGAGGGTGTTCTCTTTTGCTAGGTCCTGTAACCGATACAGCTACATTTTTGAAGGGAGCATCAGGACTTTTTGCTATGCTAGCTAGTCCTGCTTGTGGTAGCACTACGGCGGGACCCAGTGACTCGGGATCATCATATTGAGCACGCATTTCTTCGCCCTTTTTCTTCAAAAAGCGAGCAGTGCCTCTGATTTCTTTTGCTTTATTCGCGAGTTCTCGTCGATGTGATGGGTTAGTAGGTCTGGTAAATTCTTTGTCACGTACAAAGCCCAAACGTACTGCCTCTTCTACTTCTTTATTTTTATCGTGTTCAACTGAAGCTTCATTGATATAATCTTTTAAACTTTTTTTAGACTCATACTGTGGACCATAGCCCTCTGCTGCGTGAGCAGGATCATCTATGTCGGGTTCATCATCATAAGAGTCCGAAGCTTCATACTTGTCAACAGTATCTTTGACTAACTGTAAATCAGCGTCTAGCTGTGCTGCAATTTCTTTTACGTCCATGCCTTGGTTCCAAAGCTTAATGATATAATCTTCTGTATCACCTTCATGACCATAATCTCGGGCGCTACCATCTTTAAATGGATCATAGTCCCATTCGGCTTCTTTGACTTTGTCACGATCTAGTTGTTCGGAGACATTCTGTGATTCTGTTAACTTTTTACGCTTGGTTAATTCATCTAATTTAGCTAGAATGTCTTTCATGATCTATGTGCTCCAGTCTTAGGTAATGCGGGTCTGGTAATTTTACTCATTGGGCTTTTGCTGCCGCCTGCCTTGTCATCAAGATATGGCTTGAAGGGATCAAATGCAGGCTTTGTTTTTGCTGCTGCAAATTCTTGATCGGTCTTTTCTTGTTCGTATGCATTCTTTATTTTGCCGAGATAGCTATCGCCATAGGCCTTGCTAGCTTCTTTGGCATCGTCAGCAGATCCCATTTCACCGTGTGTCAAAACAGGAGAATCTTTCATTTGATTTTCGTACTGCATAACTTCACTATTGACGCTGTCGTCATAGCTAGTTTTTACACATCTAACGTAATTGACGTTGTATCCTAGGAGTTGAGCCATTTGCTGAATCATAGGCTCAGTTGCTGGATATCTAAATCTGCACTTGATTATAGTAATAGGTTGATTACTGAGGTTGGGAAACCCGTATGGGTCTTTCTGAATTGGAGTTGAAGTTGGCTTACCCATTTCAACTGGATCAAACTTTTTTAGATTATACATAAAAAGATCCAAGAAGTTCTTGTCTGCTTGACCTGCAATCTTGATAGTGTAATCGTAAGTTCTCACACTTTCAGCTATGTACTTTTTTAGACTTCGCATGAATTTACCCTGTTATTAAAAGATTATGACTAAATCTCTAAGATATTTATCATTGTTCGTCAGTTTTTCTGCTGTGCTGTTTTAACAGTTCGTTACGATCAAGCATTTGCTTTGCGTCACCCACTGCTGTACCATTTGGTATCTGCGCCAATTCGTTAGATTTTGCCGCTTCTTTTTGATTAATAGCTGCCATTTTAAGCTGTAGCTCAAGCATTTTTAACTTTTTCTGAACTTTGGCAGTCTTGGCAGTGATCGCATGACCTAGCATACTACTTGCTGCGTTGAATATTTCACTACTGAACCGTTGCTCGACTTGCATACCTAGATCAATTAGATCTTTGTAGCTGTTTTTAGCCATTTCAGCTAACTGATCCATTTCTTCGTCGGACGCTTCTAGCCCTCTGACTTGTGGTAATGCTCGCTCGATTCGTTCAATCGTTGTCAAAGACTGTTCAGAAACAACCACTACTTCTTCAATTTTGGTTGTTTCGTCACTAACACTGCTGTCAGAAAGATCAAACAATTGTTCTAATTTTTTGGACATACGCTATTTATTTTTCGGAATACCGTTGTGAAAAAGATGATCCTCTGTTATAATCCTAAATTGAAGGCCAGCTTGTTTACAATAAGCAGTTGCTGCCGCCCATTTTGCATGATTGATTGCAACGGCTTGTGTCAATCTAATGTCTTTTTTAGTACCTTCAAGCAGAGTCTGATTTTTTGGTTTAATCTCCACTATTTCAGTTAGTATAGCGCCATCTTTGTTGCGATACTGGATTATGAAATCTGGTACATAAGTAGTGATTTTTCCAGTAAAAGGATGTTTATAGGGGATGCGAAGTGGCTCACTTGCCCATTTGATTATGCTCTCAGTAAGGTCGCAGAATCTCATGAACTGAAACTCCCAGCTTGATCTGTATCTAGGCTGGTGATTGCCTACGTATTTTTGAGCATTTTTTGGGTTAAAAATACCCTGTGCCCACTTTGGTTTAGCCATTTAAAGAACTACGTTTCTAGCAACTGATTGATTTGGTCTTGGAATATTACCTACGCCATAAAGACTTGTTTTAGACTTGAAACTGTTTAGGTAGTAACAAATTTTGCGATTCATTTGCAACTTATTGTCACTGCCCTGTATGTCTTTAAGAAGATCCAAAACTGGTATCGCTGAATCTTGAGAAATTCTGAATAAGAAGCTTGTAAAATTGGCAGCTATCTGTTTACTTTTAGTAATGCTAGTGAAGTATCCATAAACTATGTCAAATTCTTCTGCGTTGACTTTCAAATCAGCAGAATAAAACGTGTCGTAAATCACAACTGTGCGATCTACTGAGTCTCTATTATCAACAAAACTAGGCATTATTTCGACCACCATTAATCTGTGTTCCCGCTGGTTGCTCTAGAGATGGAGTAAATGTGCTTCTCTGAGCAATGGCTGGAGTTCCCGCAAGACCCTGTGGGCCTGGCGAAGACTTACCTGTTGGAATGTCAAATTGTGCATTACGCAAAGAAGGTGAGTTTTTCAAAGCATCTCTGTATTGTGCTTCAACGTCTTTCCCAACATTGATATTTAGATCGATATCTTTGATGCCAGAATAAGCTAATTGAGTGTCAACTACAGCAGGTGGACGTATTTTATTCCAGAATGATTTCACGGCACCTCCTGCAGCATTCAGTAGTCCTCCTTGTCCTGTGACCTGACTGTTTGAGTCAGGCCCACTTATTGGACTTGATTTTCGATCATACTGTCCTTCATTTCCGAAAGAGGTAATAAATTCGTTAGGCGATTTACCATCAAGATTACCAGCATAATAAGTTACTGTTTCGTAATCGATAGTCATGGAATTTTTCATGACTCCACCGCCTTCGTCGTAGTTAAAGCTATCATGGGAGAAAGCTGTAATTAGTGGGTTTATAAAAGTGTATGCAGTAAAATTGTGTTGATTAAACCCGAACACTGTGATATTCTTAAAGAACGGCAACTTCACGCCACTTGGAGTTCCTGGTTCACTAGTTTCTCCGATATAACCCCAATCGTCGTCTCCAGTGATCGAATCTTTATACGTGTTTCGCTCATTGTAGCTGTATCCTGGCACAGTACTCTGAATGTTGATATCTGGTATTGATCCGGTTCGTCTACCTGAAAACGCGAGTTGAGGTTTGCCTCCGTCCTTGTAATAATACGTATAATATGCGAACCACAGCTTGTTTATTGTGTTGTCATTATCATCAAAAAATGATATGCTAATAGGATCGTACTTAATTTTGGTTTGCACCAAACGCTTTCGATTGTATTGATTCATCGTCGCGACGTTGAACCCAAAAGTAGGCAGCTTAACATCTCGTACTAGAATACCAACAGAATCGGGAACGGCTGTTGGATAAACTCCGGCATTTAAATTGAATTGCGTATGAAATAAGAACTTGAATTTAGGAGTATTAGCGTAGTAATTACTCCTAAATATCTTGGAAGCGTGCGTGTAATCACGCAGGTACACATCGCCATTTTGGCCAGCTGCGACCTGCGTTTTTTGCCCGAAGTTAGACATTAATGATTACGCTACTGAACCAATACCCGTTGAACTTCCGCCTGAAAGAATTCTACCAACTGGTGCGCCAACGCCAGATCCAAGTGGTGCTTGAATTGCGTTATCGTAACGAATAGTGAGCGCAACGGTCACTGCGTCACTGGTTGCATAGTTTAAAGTATTGTAATTTGCAGCTTGTAAGAAGCAACCGTAAAGTTCCCATGCTTCAAGAACAACTGGTACAAATGCGCCGTTACCGCCGTCGAGAATTTCGATGTTAGTCTGGAATTTGTAATCCTGACCAGTTGCCGCTGATGCCTGCTCGACAAAGTCTAATTGCTTCTGCAACTGCTGACCAACAGCTTTAGCCACTGTGCCACTCGCATCGTCACGAATATTGACGTTCATTGCTGTCCATGTGTGCTTACCAGAAACATAGATTGTCGAGTTATAGACTTGCAGTGGAATTTCAGCAAATGAAACACTTGGTCTTGAGCAGTCGATGACCTGTTTTGTCAAGCTAAGTCCTGCATTGGTGTCTACGCCAAAGTTAAGAAAATTAACTCTGAAGCGATATTGTAATTTGGGCATGAGCAAGCCCTGATTGCCGCCGGCATTATCAGATGCTACTGTCATGTTGAAAAGTGATTGTGAGGCTGTGGCCATTGAAATTCTCCTATCTCGCAAAATGCGTGTAAAGATATTTATCAAGATCCAATAAAAATCTTCATTGAGTAGTTTTTTTGCATAAATAGTTTTACATACATCAAACAGAACATCAAAGCAATATGTCAATTCAATGCCAGGTCTGTCAAAAAGTGTTTGACAAACAAATCACTAATACACATTTAAAACAGCATAATCTTTCAGTAGTTGAGTACAAAAAACAGTTTGGGCCTAACTCCATTACTTGTCAAGAATATAAAAATTATCTATCGAGCATTCGACAAGGTAAAAATAATGCGAACTGGGGGAAGACTTGGAACGAAGAAAGAAAATATCAGATGTCCGAGTTAAAAAAAGGCTCTACTCCCTGGAACAAAGACAAAAAAATAGGAGCAAGCGAAAATTTGCTTCTAGGAATAGCTAAAAGAGAGGAAAAATATCGCAGTGGTGATCTTATACGTCAGGCTGCCAAACCTTCTGATGAGACAAAGAAAAAAATAGCTGAAGGCGTGCATGAGTGGGCGGTGTCAAATACAGAACTGTTAAAACAGAATGCACAAAAGGCAGTAGACACTAAAAGACTTAGGG